GACGCGGTCACGCCTGTCACCGTCAGATAGTCGAGCGTGGTAGGAGCGGTGCCGGGCGTCTCGCCCGCCACCACCTCGCTGATCGCAGCGCCAGACCAGTTGGTCCCTGTGACGGTGAAATCCGTGCCTGTCTCGTCAGCTGCAAACGTGAACAGCACCTGCCGCGCCACATCGAGATGCGCCACACCATCGACTACGGTGTCGCCATCCAGCGTGAGCGGGCCTGCGCTGCCAATGACCGCTGACTCGAAAATCGCTTCGGGGTCGTCTGCGGCAAGAGGTCCGGCGGATACGATGATCGGGCGCATTCACAAATCCTTCAGGCGCGCCCGTATCGCTCGGGTCAAGTCACGCCCTTTTCCCAGGGCTGTTTCCAGCTCAATCGATTTCGGTGACCTTATGGCCACGCGGCGGCGTACCGGCGCGAGCCGACGAGAACGGGCTGAAATTCGAGCCTGCGCGACCGCCGGACTGGCGGGCCGCGCGCCCGCCATGAGCGTGCGCCTTGCCGCTGACCGGGCCCAGATGCTTGGCATGCTTCATCGGCTCGTCGCTCTCATGATGCTTGGCGACGCCGCCGCTCTTGCGCTTGCGGCGCGCCTTGCCGCCGTGCTTCTTCTCTTCGGCTTCGTTGTCGACCTTGCCTTCGCGACCGGCGTAGACGGGCGGCTTGTCAGCCAGGTCGGCCTTGGCATCATCGCGCGGCTTGCCGAAATCGGCCTCGCCGCCTTCCGCCTTGTGCTTGCGCATCATGTCACCTCATCAGGTCGGTTTGACGGCAATGCCGTTGGTGCCAGCCGTCGGGCTGCCGCCGTCGACATACATCACAGTCAGGGCATTGGTATCGCCCCAGTTGGTGTTGGCATCGCCGATCAGCGAGCACCTGTCCATGAACAGGAGGCCGCCCGGCGAAGCGCTGGTCATGGACGCGATCACGGTCTGCGCCGTCGCGCCCGAGCCCATGCCATTGATGAACTTGCACATCTTGAAATACTGCCAGCGATCCATGCAGCCGGCACCAGTGCCCAGGATGCTGAGCACGCCGGCATTCGAGGCATACACAGGAAACAGGCAGTCAATGAACGTGTTGCGCGGCGTGGCGCCGGCAAACTCGAGCGACGCATTGGCAACCGAACGCGTGACGGTGTCACCGCCGATGGTGCAACCGACGAACGTATGCTCGCCGCCGCCAGCCGACCCGACCTTGAGCGAACGCGAACCGGTATTGGCGGCCGAGGCGGCATCGGCAGCACCGAAGAAGTTGACGTTGCTGTAGTAGTTGCGCTGGCCATTGTCGGTCCAGGCAATGCAGTTCACGCCGCCAGTCGAAAAACCGGCGAAGACCGACAGGTTGGCGAAAATGCAGCCCGCGCCGCTCACGACCACGAAATTGCCGCTGCCAAACGTCGCCATCGTGTAGGTGCCGGTCGGCGGCGCCAAGCGAGCACGCTGGCCTACTCTGGTAGGCGAGCACATGCCGACCAGATGGGTGGCATCCTTGGTCCAATTGAGCGTGCCCGCTGTCGCTGCGGGGTCGGCAACCCGCGCATTGGCGAGCGAAAGCCGCGCCGTGCCCGACGCAGCGCCATTGCCGACCAGCACGACCACGTCGTTGTTGCCCGCGGTGCACTTGTAGTGGGCAATGTAGAGCGTCGCCAGCGGGCTGTCGGCAGCGCCCGTGTTGCCGTCATTGCCACTGACCGGGTCGACGAAGAACACATTGCCGTTGGTCAGCGGCAGGCCGGACATGCCCATGGTCGGCACGCCCGCCACTTCCAGACCGTCGAGGTTCGTGATACCCATCCGGGTCGCTCCTCAGCTGATGGGGAAAGAGCCCCAGATGGCGCGGGGGTTGTAGTACCCGAAGGAATAACGCTCGTAGCCCTTGACCAGCAAGTTGTCGGTCAGGAAATCGACCTGCATGTCGGTCTCGAACTTGATGCGCTCCATGTAGGAGAGCCCCTCGACGTTCGTCAGCAGGAACCACGCAAACAGCGAGGTCAGGAAGTCGAGCGTGAGCCAGCCTTCCGGCAGGCCGCCGCTGGTCGTGAGGATTGCGTTGACGTCGTTGTTCGCAGTGCCGGGCCGCAGCTCGGTCTTGAGCAGGCGGATTGCCACCGGTTCGAGCTGCGGCGGCACGATCAGCTTGCGCGCGCGGGCAAACATGCGGAGGTTCGCCTGATCGCGGAAACCGGTGCGAATGCCGATCATCCCATTGAGCAGCGATGATTCATTGAGATCGACATCGATCGCGGGGCGGTTGGCGTAGGTGCCACCGTCGATCGGGTGCAAGGAGTTGCACAGGCTGACACCATCGCCACCGATGTTGGCATTGTAGACTGTGGCGGTGTTCAGGAGGTTCGCGCCGTAGATCTCCTTGGTCTGCTGGAAGCTTTCGAGCAAGCCCAGATTCGACGGATGGAACTGCGACTTGTAGAGGTTGTCGTCGATCGACTTGCGGGTCATCGCGTAGCCCACCGCGATCTCGACATGGTCCTGGTTGTAGACGTAGCGCTCGCCAGCGTTGTTGTCGAAAGCAGTCTGGCCGCCTTCGGTCTTGAGCTGGGCAAGGCCCAGGTAGCGCATCTCGGCGGTCCGCTCGAGCGCCATCGAGCTGACGTGCTTGGTATAGACCTTGTCGTACTGAGCCGGGATCTGCTCGTACTTGCCCGTGATGCCGCGCAGGCCCGGCAGGAGCAGGTCGCGAATGGACGAAAGATTGACGGCCATGGTCGCTGCTCCTCAGCTGATGCCGAGCGGACCGGCACCGTTGGTGCGCATCCACTCGTTGTTGAAGCCAACCACGACGTGGTTGTAGGCCGTTGTCGGATCAGATCCATTGGATCCCGGCGGGTCTGTAATCAGGCCCGTCACGATGAACGGAAAGGTGATCGTGGTCGCCAGCGTATCGAGGTAGGCGCCCGAAATGTGCGTCGTCACGTTGCCGGTGCCGATCGCGAACTGCGCGTATTGGCCGACCGGGGACGTCGTCCAGGCTGACAAGGTGCCACTGATGTTGAACGTGGTCCCATTGCCCATGACCTTGAACTGGGCGTTCGGGTCGTCGTCGACGAGAGCCTTGACGTCGTCGCTAGCGCCGCTGCCCGGCCAAAAGTTGTTCCACACCTTACGCTGGAAGGTAGTGGACAGGTACTCGCAGCCAGCGAAAATGCCGGCGAGCACTGTCGTCGCCGCGGCTCCCTGCGTGATGTAGCCAGTCGCCGCACCGATGACCGGCATCACCGGATCGCCATAATAGATGGCGGTGCCGTTGCCGGATGCGATACGCCGCTCAGTCATCTGGGCGGATGAAACACCGCCCGACGACCCTGCATAGCGCCGAAAACCGAACGGCATGTTGGTGTTCGCCATAGGACAGACCGCTCCTTGCGGAGGCTCCGTCCTCACCCGCCGGGGGCGATCTGGTGCCGAAAACGCTCCTCACACCGGGGAGGAGCCTATTTCAGTTGCGCACTAAGGCACAACAGCAAGAGGCTGTAAAGCCTCTTGCTGTAGCCTCACTGTCGATAGGCAGTCTCGCCGGGGCCCAGGATGGGCCCAAACTCGCGCGCCGTAGAGCCGCGGCGCGGGAACGATTGCGGCCGGTCGGCCGGCCGTCCGCTAAGCTGCTGCTCCTTGGCCTGGATGACGCCAGCCGCTTTCCGGCGGTCGTCTTCCCGAATCTTGTCGGCGATCGCCTTGGGGATCTCCATCAGGATCATGCCGCCGCGGATGATGTAATCGCCGCCAGTCCAATCGGTCGGCATCATCGTCGGATGCCGCGACCGCGGCACGGCCCGCCAGCCGCGCTTGGCGAGATCAGTCTGATAGGCGGGATCACGTTCATTGAGCACCGTGTCCCGGCGCCACTCATAGTGCCAGCCAACCGGCACGGCTGACAGGTCGAAATCATACTTGCTGCCGGTATGGAGCGTGCCATCGTCATTGGCCTCGATCTCGTTGGCGCGCGCCAAGGCCTCGGCCAGGGACAACCGGTCACGCTCCTCACGCGACAGCTTGGCGACGACATCAGCTGGTGCGTCGTGCAACACGGCTGCTTCCGGCAGCGCGGCATCGAGCAGGCCTGTCGCACGCAGCGCGTCCTCATGTGCCTTGGGATCGACGATCGACGGCGCCTCGTCTGCCTTCGCGTCGGCAGCCTGGGCCTTGCGAAAAGCCAGCGCCTCGGGCGCCACGGCAACCCGACGAGGCGTGCGGCGCCGTGGGCGGCGACGAGGTGTGATGGTCTGATCCATAGCGCTCTCCTTCGATCAGTGCACGCGAGGCTTGCCGATGTTGCCGGCGGCGCGCTCCGCAGCGAGGTTCTTGGCATACTCTTCGTTCGACAGGCCGGATATCTTTGCCGCCTCCTGCTCGGCCGGCGTGAGTCGGATGGTGCGCACGCCGGCGCCGCCTCGCGAAGCCGGCGCAGGTGGCGGCTGCACAGCATCACGGCGGCCAGCAGCCTGGGCCGCGGCCGATAGCGCGGCCTCCTCATGGTCAGCGCCATTGGTGGCAGCAGCGGCACGCGCGCGCATGCCAAGGCCTTGCTCGATGCGCTCGAAATACGCATCCGATCCTTCCTCGATGCCGTCAGCAACGATTTCGTAGTGCTGCGACAGCATGCGCGCATTCTTGTTCCGGTCAGTCACATAGTCCGGGTGCGCACGAATCCAGGCCGCTGCCCGTGGCTGCAACTGCGTCGCGAACTGCTCTACCATGCTGGCGCTGCCAGGTGCGGCCGCAGGCGGCGCCGTCTTGCGCGTCTCGATCTGCGCCTCGATCGTCGCCTTGCCACGGGAGATCTCCATGCGCTGGGCGGTATTCTCGGCGAGCTCGGTGTTGATCTTGGCGGCACGGGCAAAAGCGCCGTCGCCCAAAGCAGCCGCATAGCTCGATTCGAGCACGCCCTTGTTGGCGTCCAGCGTGTCGAGCGCGCTCGCAAGCATGGCGAGCTGGCTGTCGTGCACGCTACCCGTCGCCGTATGCGCCCGCCGCTCGGCCTCCGACGCGCGCCGTTCGGCCTCTGCCGTACGACGGTCCGCCTCATCCAGCTTGCGCTGCAGCTCCTCGACGCCCTGCGCCACGTCACCCGGAGGTGCCGCGCCCGCAGCGCCATTGGCCTTCACCTCATCGCTGCCCGCGTCTTCCGCGAGAACGACATCAACATCGCTGTCAGCCATTGGTGTTGTCCTCACCAGATCAAATTCGGCTCTTCGATTTTCATATGAATGCTGGCTTCGCCCAGCATTCGCAGCATCAGTTTGTCGCGCAGCGTGCCCATGTTCATCGACCAGCCATCCGAAGCATTGACTGCGACCCAGTCACCGACCTGGATCTCGAATCCGCGCAACCGCTCCTTGCCTTCCGGGTTGACGCACGGACCGACCTTGAGGACCAGCGCCGCCTTGCCCTGGATGGCGTCCTCCTGCTGCGATGTCGGCGCCATGTAGAGGCTTCGGCCGCCGCTCAGCTTGAGCTCGTCCGGCCGCACATAGACCGCCAGCAGCACACGATCGTTGCCGACCTCGATCTTCGGCAGCACATGGGCCAGCCGGGTAAAGATGTCGGCAGCGGGGTCGACGTCGGGTGCCAGTTGAACGAGAGACATGTTGCTCCTTCAGTTTTTCTGGTAATCGCGCAGGACCTGCTCGACAAGATCCTGCGCCATCACGAGCCCGCGACGCAGGCCCGTACGCATCTTGTAGCCCTCGAAATCGAGCGCGCCGGCGTTGATCGTCGCCTCCTCGGCCTCGACGGCCTGAACGAGGCGCTTGCGCAGGGTCTCGACGAAAACGGCGGCCGACATCGGTCTAGCGCTTGTGCTCCTGGATCTCGGTCTTCTCGAGCCTGCCCAGGCCGCTCAGCGCGCCGGCATCCATGTCGGCCGCAGATCGGTACTTGCGGTGGCCCACCTTGCCACCCCGGGCGCGCATCGGCGGCGGAGGACCCATCGGCGGCGCGAGACCGCCCGGTGGACCAGCGCCCATTGGCGGCGCGCCGCCCGGCGGCATCGATGGCGGCATGATAGGCGGCACGGGTGGCCGCACGACGCCCTGAGGCGGCAGTTGCGGCTGATCGGCCTTCGGCTGGGTGATCACGATGTTGATATTGGTCTTGCCGCTCTTGGCACGGCCACCACGCGCCAGCTTGGTCAGCGGCTGGCCTTCGTGGCGCTGCCTATCGTGCGCATGCACGGCTTTCTTGATATCGGCCATGTCGATACCGGCCTTCAGACTGCCACCGTTCTTGTAGCCGCCGATGTGGAAGCTGCCCAGATCGCGCGCGTTCTCGGCCGGCACATTGGCCATCGACAGCGGACCAGTCTCGGTACGGCCGCCGCTGGCGCGCGCCGAACGGCCGGGATCGCGCGGCGCGCGGTCACCCTGGACCTTGCCGCCGATCTTGTAGATACGAGGTCGGATAGGCCGCGCGCCGGTCTTGCGATCGGCATTGAGCGGCTCGTTCGGCGTCCATGAGCTCGCATCGACTTTCCGGTGGGGGTCGGTCCCCGCCAGGCGTTCTGCCTTGGCGCGCATGTCGCGCCGCGCGCGCTTCGCCATCTCACTCATGCGGCGGTCCTTACCAGTTGCAAAGCTCGTTCCACAATACGTCCGGCTCTGGCCGGCTTGTGTGTGTCGCCATTAGCCAACCATTTCTTGAAGGCGTCAAGGGACATGCTCTCGACCGAACCCACCCGGTCAGCGCCTTTACCGTCGGAAAATGCCCGCACGTAGTCTCCCAGTGCGGCCCGCTCAGAGACGTAGCCCAGCATACATTTGTGCTCGTCAAAACGCCCGTTTCCATAGTCGTGCTGGTTGATGACGACTGCAAGAGGGCTCGCTCGATCAGGCCCGAGAAAACAGTCGACGTGATCACCATCAGCACCCTCGGTACGACGGATATATCCATAATCGGCGGGCAGACGAGCCTGCCAGCGCCGCCCACGGTCATCGACGCCACTTCGGACACTGCCCTTCGGGTTCTCGATCGACACAGGGATGCCCTGGAAGCTGCGATGCACCTTGGCATAGTTGCCGGCCGCTTTCTGGGCGTCGGTCGGATCTGGGTCGACGGCGCCGCCGGTCGCTTTCTGTAGTTTCTCACCTAGCGTTGCGGCGCCGCCGAGCCGCTGGAGGGTTTTTTCGAGGCGGGCGTCTCTTTTGAGTCCGTGCTCCTGGGCGAAAGCTTCGTCGACCGCTTGGACTTTCGGTGCGAGAACACTCGATAGGTATTCGAGAACATCGGATCGTCCGGCGGCACCAAGCCTTTGTGTATAATCTTCACCATTGGGTTTTTCCCTCCAGTCGTTCGTGCGCAGGTCGCCATCGCTGGCGAACAGTCGATCGTGTGCCTCTAGTGTGCCAGGAAAGCCGGTCTTTTTCAAGGCTGCATATACCTGCTCGTGGTACGGCCTGTGATCGTCCAGGCCACCGAAATTAATCACGCGCATGGTGTCCGGGCCGGCCGGCACCAGCGCCGTGTCGGGAATGCCGTCGATCTCACGGCCCAGGCGCTTGATCTCGTCGCCCGACAGGGTGCGGTTGAACTTCAGCTCGACGCCATTGGCCTTCTTCACTTCGGGATTGTAGTAGGGCCGATGATAGCCCACACCGTCCTGCTTCAGCAGCAGGCCACGAGCATCGGCATAGGCATTGAGCAACGCCTTTGACGCCGTGTCGATGTCCGGCCGCTGGCCGGCGCCTTTCACGCGGGTCGTCGCGACCTGCAGGTGCGACGCCGGGTTTATGCTGCCCTGCCAGTAGCCCGGCGCCTCGACGGTGCCCGGCGACAGCATGCCAAGATACTTTGCCAGCAGATCGCCGCCATGCTCGTCCTGCAAGGCCTCGCTGATGCGTTTGTGATAGTCGGCCTTGACCTCAGGTGGCTTGTCCTCGAGGCCCTGCAGATGCGAAAGCTGCCGACTGGGTGTCGCTTCCCACGACGCATAGGCAAGCTGCTGGTCGAGGAAATGCGAGAAATCCTTGGCGCTGCGCTGGATATGCCCGGGATCGAGCACGGTATCGAGCGCACGCTGGCGCATCAGGCTGCCATAGGCATCCTCCTGGCCCGGCCGCACCTTGACACCGGGACCAGACGGTACGGCGAGACCTTTCTCGATCGCCTCCTTGTTGACGGCACCCTTGACCGCTTCCTGGCGCGTCTTCATCGCCGTCCAGATCGCTGCCTGCACCTGGTGCGGTCGCCAGCCCAATTCATTGGCCAGCTTGTGCGTGAGCTGCTCCATGAAGTCATACTTTGCCTTCGCGCCTGCCTTATCGTCATGAAAGCCGAACGCCCGCGCCATCCAGAGATCCTGCGTCGAGCCCTGCTCAATCGACGGGTCGATATGAGCCATCAGATTGCGATAGAAGTTGTTGGTCTTGCGGCCCTCGAACGGCACACCCTCGTTCATCAGCAAATGCGCTTTGAGGTCGCGATCGGCCGTGGCGATGTTCTCGTAGCCAGTCTTGTCATGCCGCGCAAAAAGGAAACGCTTGCCGCTGTCGTCGAGCGGCACCTTGGTCACGCCTGCACCGAGCGTTTGAGCGTGGTCCGTCGCCGCCTTGATCGTGGGGAACGTCCTGTCGCGCTCCAGTCT